CTTGAGTTTGTTGAGATGGTGATGGAGAAAGAACACTTGATTGGTCAACCAATATTTTGGGCGCAATGGCCTAACAAGGAGAAGAACACATGACTGAAGAAGACGAAGAGTTTGATCGCATTGCAGCCAAGTGCAAAGAGACACAACGTGTAAACGAATCCAAGTGGCATTCAGAAATGTGTTCTAACTATGGAGGATTTTGTAAGAAAGAATGGGTAGGAATGACCGAGGAAGAAGTTAAAGAGTGCTTTACCATAACACCCGATCAATTTTTGCCATGGCACATCTACAAAAGAATTGAAGCCAAGCTAAAGGAGCGCAATACATGAAAAAGTGGTACGGGTTTGACGATTGCGTTATTGGCACCGCCTGCATCTGGCGAGACCAAATGACTGTTGAAGTACTGGTCTACAGTGGCGATAAGATGATTGATCTTTTAATGACGCGAGATGACATGGACGAAGAAGATGCCCATGAATTTCTTGAGTTTAATGTGATAGGTGCATACATCGGTATTGATACGCCGGTGATTTGTTTTGATGATCCAGAATGGGACGAAAGAGAATATGAAAATTAATTTAGAAAAAATCAGAATTGACGGCGACACACAATCAAGGGAATCACTCAAAGAAGCAACAGTACAGGAGTACACCGAGAAACTATTGGATGGCGAGGCGTTCACGGCCATCAAGATAATTTACGACGGAAAAGACTGGTGGTTGGCCGATGGATTTCACAGATACTTTGCGCATAAGCGTGCAAAAATCAACACGATTGAGGCCGATATTTCTAATGGCACAAAGCGGGATGCGTGGCTGTATTCTTTGAAAGCGAATGGCAAGCATGGCCTGCCAAGATCAAACGAAGACAAGCGCAGAAGCGTGATGCGCGCTCTCAATGATATTGAGTTGTGTGATAAATCAAACATTGAACTCGCAAAGATATGCGATGTATCAGACATGACAATCGGTCGCATTCGCAAAGAGCTCGAGCTACTGAAAGAAGTTAAGAAAAAGCCAAAGACCACTCCAGTAGTTGAGATTGAAGAGTATGTCCAGGATGAGGTGCATGAGCTACGAACAGAGAACCAAGCATTAATCACAGAGAATACAAAACTCAGAGATCAAATGGCAATCGGTGTTCTTGAAGTTGATGATGAAGAAAAAATAACCATACAAGAAACCATAGAATCATTGCGTGCCGAGAATTCTCGTTTACAATCTTTACTGGAAGCCATGACTATCAGTAGAAATGACTTTCAACAGAAGGCTGCTGACGCTATCAATCAGATTAAATATTGGAAGCGTCGCGCAGAAAAATCAAAGTGAAGTTGGGCACTATCCCATCGGAGTTTTTAAATGCTAGAACTAAGACCCCATCAGATTGAGGTGGTAGAAAAAATCAATCAAGGTTTTCTTGATGGACATAGAGCTCAACTGCTTTATGCTCCAACAGGATTTGGTAAGACTGAGGTCGCCATCCAACTAATGCAAAACATTGCCAAGCAATACAAACGTGTTGCGATGGTGATGGATCGCATCGTGTTGGTGAATCAGACCAGTACAAGACTTGCGCGGTATCAGATTCAGCATGGGGTCATGCAGTCTGACCACTGGCGCTATCGTCCAACAGAGCGCATACAAATATGCTCTGCACAGACTCTCGAGAAACGCGATACATTTCCCGATCTAGACTATCTCATCATTGATGAGTGTCATGTCCAACGCAGAAGTGTTGTCAAGTTCATCGAAGAGAATCCCGATCTAAGGGTCATTGGATTGACCGCCACGCCGTTTACCGCGGGGCTCGGCGACGTGTACTCGCATGTGGTTGGCGCGAGCTCCACAGAGGATTTGATCGACAAGGGTTGGTTGATGCCCATGAAGATTTTTATCTCAAAAGAAATCGACATGACTGGCGTGACCAAGGTTGCCGGCGAGTGGAGTCAAGACCAAGTGACCGAGCGAGGCATGAAGATCACTGGGGATATCGTTACAGAATGGATTAAGAAAACCCATGATATCTTTGGCGCGCCCAAAAAGACTGTGGTGTTTTGTGCGGGGGTTGCCCACGGCAGAGACCTTGAGCAACAATTTAAATCCCAAGGATATAACTTTAAATCAATCTCTTACCTCGAAGACGACGATTACAAACGGGAGATCATTGAGGACTTTGGAAGACCTGATACAGACATTCATGGCCTCATAGCTACAGACATACTCACCCGCGGTTTTGACGTCCCTGACGTGCTTATAGGGGTCTCGGCGAGGCCTTTCTCCAAATCATTCAGCTCTCACGTCCAACAGATGGGTAGGATTATGCGTCCAGCACCCAATAAAACCTTTGGCGTGTGGTTGGATCACTCTGGTAATTATCTTCGATTCAGAAACGATTGGGACAAACTCTTCACCGAGGGTGTGACAGAGCTCGAAAGCGGAGATGGAGAGAAGGCAAAGAAAGAGCCGACCGAGAAAGAAAAGAAAGACTCGAAGTGTCCGGCCTGCGGTGGGTTGTGGGTGGCCGGCGAGCTCAATTGTGTCCACTGCGGGCATACCAGGCCAATCCGTGGCGTTGCAAGTGTACCTGGGGAGCTCGTCGAGCTGGCGGGCACTCAGAAGGCATCGATGGAGGTCAATAAGGCTTTTTATTCTGAATTATTGTATTATTCTCGTCTGCGAGGGTACAAAGATGGTTGGGCAGCACACAAATACAAAGAGAAATTTGGTGCATTTCCTCCCCGCGGTGATTCAAACCCAACACCAACCACGCAAAAGACCATCAATTGGATACGATCAAGACAAATAGCATGGGCTAAAAGCCAACAAAAAGCATGAGATTTGAAGATTTTGCATACGAACACGGCCTCGTGATCGACAATCTGTCTCTTGATAAGTGGATTCGAGTCAAGACTTTGGATAAACCCAACAAGTTGAATGGCGCATATGTCTTTGACGGAAATGGTGGTGCGGTCATCAACTTTGCTACCATGGAAAAACACGCCATCTTTAAGTCCGATAAGCCTTATGTGATCGATCATTCAAAGATCGCTCGAGTCAATCAAGAGCGGTTAGATCGTCAGGAAGAGGCGCGCCGGAAGGCGGTCTACATCGTCAAGTCAGGCGTCTTGTCAACCCATCCATACTTAATTCGCAAGGGTTTCACCGATCGAGGCCTCGTGTGGAAAGAGTTGCTCGTGGTCACAATGCGGGTTGGCGGTCAACTTGTTGGATGCCAGATGATCGATAAAGACGGCAACAAAAAGTTCCTATCGGGGCAGATCACCAAGGGCGCAAGCCTCGTGATAGACAATAAAGGTCGAGACATACTGGTAGAGGGTTATGCGACTGGTTTATCGGTGCGCAGGGCTCTCAAATTAATGAAGGCGAGGTACAAGATACACGTCTGTTTCTCAGCCTCCAATATGATTGAGATCGCGAAATCCCTAAATAAGCCTCTTGTGGTTGCGGACAACGATCCTGTTGGCTTGAGCACCGCCAAAAAAATAGCCTCGTGCTACTGGGTAGGCGAGACTGGGGAGGACTTCAATGATTTTGAGGCTCGGGTGGGCTCTCAGTTGGCGGGTGAGTCTCTTGTAAGTTTTCTGTAAGGCCAACTTGTTGGGGGCAGTCTGCGCAATCGATGGATTGGCAGACCCCCAGTTCTTCGCACCGAGTCAAACATCCTCCTCGCGCACGTTATACAGTTCTACCGCGGTCGTTTGTAGATCGGTATAGTCGTCCACGTTGAAGTTGTCAGGGTCGAGGTTGGACGCCACGTTAATAGCGTCCTCCTCGTCCAGTGCGGTCACATAGGCATGGCATAGGGTCGTAAAGGTAGCATATACCTTATAGCGTTTTTTAAGCATGGTCATATTCATCGTCCTCCAGTTTATAGGCTTTGCTCAAAATTCTAAAAAATTTCGTATTGTCTCTAACAACCCTTCCATCTTCTTCAGTTAGAAAATAGGCGGTGATAATGAAATCGTCGCCATCAAACCAAAAATTAAGGTCGTACTGGATGCCGTCAACCTCTGTCCAGTCCCATGATTCCATGCCACCATATGAGTCCGGATCGAGTTCCTGTGGCGTCAGTTTGGCCAAAATCTTGGCGCGTAGCATGGGCTCGACCTTTACATACTGGCATTCACATTTATATTTCATCACTTTACCGCTCTCGCATAGTTCGCAAGTCATGTTGTCACCTCCGTCATTTCAAAATTGTTGAGGCGCGCATAGTGCTCGAGAGCCCCATAGCACGCAATATAAAGCCCCTCGTTGGCAAATGTGGCCGACTCAAAGACGTGGCCATCGATCTCAAAAAATATGGTTATCATTCTTCATTCACCCCATCGTCTTTTTCAACATCATCCACAATCATGTTGTAGGCTTTGTTTTCTTCTAATTCAATCTCATCCATCCACTCTTCGATGTAGGGAATAGGTGGGAAATCCTCACGAATTTCTGTTTCTCCATCATCCCAAGTGATTTGCACCGCATAACTTTTAATTCTTCGATCCATCATTATTCATTCTCCTCGTCTGTTTCTTCTTCAACGTCAAATCTAATCCACCGGCACCCTTCGAATATCTCGACGACCTCGAAGTCAATGCCGGCCTTGTCCAAGGCCTCGTATATTTCTTGTGCGGTCATTTTGATGTCTCCCTAAGTTCTGCTACAACAAATCCCGATTCTTCAAAATTATCTTTGCCCCAAATTGTGGCTTTATCATAACTTTTGAAGACGCCATAAAAGTTAAACCCATTCGTTGGAGTTCCGTTAATCACAATGTATTTGACTGGCTTTGTGTACTCTATGCCCGCCTTGAATGCAATGTAGGTATCCATCAGGTGCGAATAGAAAGACGCATATCTAGAATAAAAAGCCTCTTGTCCATAGTCGGATTGTTGCGACTCTATAAATTCCAAGAGAATTTGTTCATCGCATTGTGAGATTTGACCTTTGTACAAGTCAAAAAATGCTTGGTCAATTGCTGATAGTGTCATGATTTTGGCCTCTTGTTGTTTGGTAATCTTGTTCGATGATTTCAAGTTTTCTTTTAAACTCTGCTAAAAATTCAATTTTGTTCTTGTATCCCAGTGACTGGTACGATTGCCCATATGACAGATCGCACACGTCAAAGTAGAGTTCTTGAATGAGTGTGAGCGTGTTCATTCTCTTGCCCCCACTACGTCATCGATTGCAGAGTTAATAGAGTTCCAGTTAATGCCAATTTCGGCGTCGTGTGATTTAACGATGATCTCCAACACTCTGCGGGTTTCGTCAAGGGTGAGCTCTTCGCCAATCTGTTCGCACTGGTCGGTGATATCGTCCTCGCTCCATTCATCACGGATAATCCATTGTTTTTCAGTCTTAATTAATCGTGCCATTTTTGGCCTCCTGTTATGTTGCACAAGACCCCTCGCGGGGTTTCGCCCAGTCAGGGCTCGTCAGTTGTGCTTAGACTGTTTCCCACTTCAGATCAAAAACTGTCGGGAAAAATTCTTGCGTGCTCGTGGTTTCGGGTTCGCCCACTGGTTTGACCCATACGCGACCGGTTGAGCCGTCATGGTGCGGGGGTCTCCCCCCAGTGAGCTCGAACTCTTCGCCGTTGCGGGTTTTGATGATCGCGCCCTTGGGGACTGCCACGCCGTCTTTGTCCACCAGTAACCAGTTGTATTTTGTTGCTATAGTTGTCATTCGTGAATCTCCAAAAATTGATCATATGAGTCGCGTTCGGCGGTCGTCAACAAGTTGGGCATTGTGACGTATGCGGGGTTTCCGGTCTGCCCCATATAAAGCACAGCCTCGCTTTGCGCCTCGTGCATGGTCTTAAACTCGCCCAGTAAGCGAGCATTGTGGTTGAATGCTAGATACATGAGCGCGCCTCCAGTCTTCCGCGGTTGAATAAAAAGACCGCCTTGTTTTTGTGTTCCTGATACTCGCGCGCGAGCATACGTTGAAAGCGCGCCAATTTAATGCGGTTTGTCTCAAATAGATAACCGGCTTGAATGTAGTCGAATTCGGAATATTTCATAATTTCCCTTGTAGTTGCATGAGACCCCCTCGCGAGGGTTTCGGCCTCTCAGGCCTCATCAGTCATGCTAGTGCATCAAGTAGGACACCGGTTTCGAAGTCCAACACGCGCGACAGTCGCGACACTCGCCGGCTTGCTCTGGGGCTTTACAGGCGAGCCCTAGGGGCTTTTTGGTGTGTACGTTGGACGTTGTCACGCCTCGCACGCCCTCGAGGCTTTTGGGGACTTTCACGGCTTTGTCGGGATACATACCGGAGAGCCGGACAATCAAGTTTTTGGGGATTACTCCACCGGCTGAGATAAAGTCCTTGATGATCGAGTATTCGCGCGTTGGAAGCCAGTGTTTTGTTTTCGGCGTCAATTGTGCTACCTCAACAATTTTCTTGAAGTGATCAATGCCTTGGAGATCACCGGAGTCGTGCCACCTGAAATAGGGGTTGAGGCCAATTAGAGTGACCATCGCGTCCACCCAGTGAGGATCATTGATCGAGTCAAGGCGCGCGAATTGGGCGGGTTTAATGGTGTTCTGATACATGAAATAAAAATTACGATCTGCATAACATGAGAAACAAATCGACCCCTCAATTTGAGCCATTTTGAAACCGGTCTCGCACGCCTCAGTTGGTAGACTGTAAGACTTGCAGGGCATCTTAGATGTTTCGGTGAGCCCACCAGTGAGCGCGCTCGCCTCTTTTTTCAGCATAATTACTCGCATGATGTCACTCTCCAAAATAATAAAATAGTGGAATTGCAAGAGCCGACAGTGAGCCGACAATCAAGAGGGTTTGACTGGGTGAGCCTTGAAGAACTGTTACCACATACCCGCCGAGACAAAGCGCGGTTTTGAGGGTGAAATAACCCCAAAATTTTGTAAGTAAAATCATTGTTTTGTTTCCTTGTTGTTGCATAAGACCCCCGCGGGGGTTTCGGCTCTTAAAGCCTCATCAGTTATGCTTAGTTGAAATAGGTTTGCGCTATAGCTCTCCCAAGTTCCGCGCGCGCCAGTACGCGGATTTTTTGGCGGGTGGTCATAAACTCGCCCTCTTTTCGATCTTCCACCCAGTGATTCCAGAGCGCGCGAGCCAATACCGCGCAAACTGCCTTGCGGTACTCGGTCGCGAAGTATTGCCCAGTGCAATAGTCGATCCTGATTTCGTCGGTGTAAGAGTTGGCGGGTATGATCGTTAACCGGCCTGAGAATGCCTCAGTGCTCGCCTTGATCAAGTCTTGAGCGGTGATACCAGATAACTCTACTTTGCGAAGTAAAGCGCGTGCGTGGTGCAAGTCTCTTGTAACAGAGCGCGCCTCTTCGTGATAGCTAGAAAAGTCCCCATAATTCCCGCGTTCGATTTGAGGGCGTTTGCGCGCGAAAGTGTGAAGGGCTAAGATAATTTCGTTTTTCATAGTTTGGTTTCCTTGTTTGATTACGGGTTAAGATTTTCGACTGCATGAGTAAAACCGCGGTTTTTAGCGTAGATCAATGCATTGGCGCGCGCCTCGACTAAATCGGTGGACATAAAGCCGGTAATGAGTCGACCGCGATAAAAGAGGTCAACACAGTAACCGCGCGCCCCATATGGTTGGTAAATTTTGAATTGAACGGTTTTCATTGGTTTCCTTAGTAGTTGTGTGAGACCCCTCGCGGGGTTTCGGCTCATCAAGCCTCATCAGTCACACTGGTTGGCATAAAGCGAATGAATAGATCCTTGAAGGCGGTAATTAAGATGACGCGGTTGTGAGAATCGGCGACCATGTAAGCATCGGCGATATGACCGGCAAAAGACCCGCCCGAGCGCATTGCCCAAGCCGAGTTATAAAATGGATCGTTTTGATCAAACCACGCTTGAAGTGAGTCAAACCCGCGGTCGTCAACACTCAGGCCGGTTAAGTCGCAAAGGTACATTGTGGGCTCACTGGTGAGGTGGTAATCAATTAGATTTTCGAGGGTTTTAAATTGTGAATACATAGTGTGTTTCCTTAGTTGTTGTTGAAAATATGGGGCTCTTTTTTTCTTACCCCATACCTTATATGTGACAAAAATCGTGCCAACGCGTGTAAGTTGTTGATTTACAAGGGATACTATTTGATTTTCGGGGTGTTTGCATGGATCGGTGTTCTCGCTTATACTTGCACCAGTCAACAAGTTGGATGGGGGAAATTATGCCGGCAACAAGTAAGCGCGAGCCAATTAAAAAGTTAACCCGGGCGCAAATAAGGGAAACACTGGAGAGCACGCCAATAGAGTCAATCCTAGGGACAAAACAACCGCTCACCAGTAAGCAGAGGGAATACGCCCGTAAACTGGCTGAAGGGACAATGAGCAAAAGACAAGCATACAGAGAGACATATAACGCTCGGAGCGACTATACGCTCGCCAGTGACCCGTACAAGCTCGCCAGTGATCCACGCGTGATCCAAGAGGTGAACGCTTACAGGCTCGCGATTGAGGCGGAGAAACTGCGAACTCCCAGAGAATTGAAGGCTCTCCTCATTCATCAGCTAGTCAAGCACTCGATCGATGAGGACTTCCCACCGGCTCAGCGAATGAAGGCTCTCGAGCTAATCGGCAAGCTCTATGATGTTGGCGCATTCATGGAGCGCAAGGAAACCACAGTAACCCACGTTAAGAGTGGAGACCTCAAGGCTCAGCTACTCGAGCGCATCAAGGCGGTTGTGGACGTGGACGCCAAACCGGCGCGCTCAGGCGGGCGATCGTTATTAGATGAGATATCCGAAGGGCGCGACCCCACCCGCGGGGCATCCCCCGCGCCGGCGAGCGAGGCGGGCGGGGATCCTACGCATACAGTTCCACTCATTCAATCCCTAGAAAATACCATAGATCCTCTCCAACTTGTTGACCTGGAACCCCCCCCGTCACTCTCTGAAACAAAATAGGGTGGGGGGTATATTTTTTCGAAAAAGGGGTCAACTTGTTGGGGGGCTATCGTAAGTTGTTGATTATGAAGAGAAAATATGTCCACACTAAAAAAGAGTTGAGAGCGATGGCCCGGCCTGGTAGGTTGAGTGAGACTGAATGTATGGAGATGGAGATGACGCCTAAAGAGAGGAATGTATTCCTAGTGATAGATGAACATTGGAAGAAGATGGGGTATGGGCCGTCCTATGAGGATCTCATGAGGGGGACGGGGGATAAGGGGCGGGCTAATCTTGTGAGGATAGTCAACAATTTGTGTAAGATTGGGGTTTGTAAGAAGCTCGCGAATAAAGACAGAAGTGTTCGGCCTGTGTATATAAAGTTTAGGGAGCTTGAATGAATATAGAAGCGATGGAAGCTGCTATACAGAATATGCCTCCAGAGTTGGCGGAGGAGATGTGGGATATGTTTGAGGTGTACAAAGAGAGCCTCAACGTAGAAAAAGCCGCCGATGACTTTATGATGTTTGTTGGGGAGATGTGGCCGGGATTTATACATGGTAGACATCATGAGTTGATGGCGGAAAAGTTTGAAGAGATCGCTAGTGGTAAATTAAAGCGTCTTATTATCAATATGCCGCCTAGACATACCAAGTCTGAGTTTGCGTCTTATCTGCTGCCGGCCTGGTTTTTGGGTAAATACCCGGGGAAGAAGATCATCCAAACATCTAATACTGCCGAGTTGGCTGTTGGATTTGGACGCAAGGTGAGGAACCTAGTAGCCTCCGAGACCTACCATAAGATATTCCCATTTGTGAATCTAAGGTCTGACTCTAAGGCCGCGGGACGGTGGTCAACCAATAAGAATGGAGAGTATTTTGCTATCGGTGTTGGCGGTACAGTAACAGGTAAAGGTGCCGACTTACTTATTATCGATGACCCTCACTCGGAACAAGAAGCAGCTTTAGCTCAAGGAGACCCTACTGTCTTTGACAAAGTCTACGAATGGTACACATCTGGTCCTCGCCAACGTCTACAGCCTGGAGGGGCTATTGTGGTGGTGATGACCCGCTGGGCTAAGAAAGACCTGACGGGAAAGATCATTCAGTCCATGATTGACAGGGATGGGGAGAAGTGGGAGGTCATACAGCTACCAGCAATAATGCCAAGTGGAAACCCCCTATGGCCGGAATTCTGGCAGTTAGAGGAGTTGCTGGCCCTCAAGTCTGAACTCCCCGTTGCGAAATGGAATGCCCAGTACATGCAGTCCCCAACCTCGGAGGAAGGGGCTATCGTTAAGCGGGAGTGGTGGAAGATATGGGAAGAGGATAAAGTCCCAATATGTGAGTATGTAATCCAGTCCTGGGATACCGCGTTTACCAAGAACGAAAGAAGCGACTACTCTGCATGCACGACATGGGGAGTTTTCTATCTTAACGAGAACGTCCGAGACCCACACGTTATATTGTTGGATGCATTTAAAAGACGGATGGAGTTCCCGGAACTAAAACAGGTAGCATTAGAAGAATATAGGAATTGGGAGCCAGACGCATTTATCGTAGAGGCAAAGGCATCCGGAGCACCTCTTATTTATGAATTAAGGGCGATGGGTATCCCCGTACAAGAGTTTACGCCCAGCAGGGGAAATGATAAGATGGTCAGGATTAATTCAGTGTCTGATCTTTTTGCAAGCGGAAAGGTTTGGGCGCCGCCTACCAGATGGGCGGATGAAGTAATCGAAGAATTGGCCGCATTCCCTAACTCAGACCATGATGACCTTGTGGACTCAACAACCCAAGCATTGCTGAGATTCAGAAAGGGCGGGTTTTTGTCACTAAATTCTGACGAGAAAGATGAACCGTCTTCCTACCGTCGTAGAGCCGCATACTATTAAGGATTGAGATGGATGATTATATAAACAATTTAATGAGTAAAGCTGTTGAAGAATATCCATTTATTGCAAAACATAATCCTATCGTAATGGTTGGAAATGCAGGGGAAGACTACGCTGAAACATGGCCCCAAAATGAGACCGGCGCTCCAAACGCTCCAAGGCCAAAAGAATTTGCCATTGATAGAGTCGGAGTGATGATAGGCAAACCCAATGAATTTACCCATCACGACTTGGCTGGCGAATTAATGCATGTTGATCCCATTGCAAATAAAACTAGAAAAGATTTAATAGATTCAATGACTGCAAAGCAACTTGCTACACTTGCTGCAATTTCTGGTGACTTTAAACAAACAATGGACGAAGGCAGGCCAGCCGCAGATGCGGTGCAAAACGGAACAGACTCTGCAATGCGAGGATATTTATTAAATCAATGGCCAAAAGAAGCCAACGATGAAATGAAATACAACAAAGACCAACTCAAAATGTTGGAATCATTAAAGAGCTATATGAAACAAGATTCAGGTAACAAGTCTGGTGGGGTTGCAATGCCGCAACATTATTCATCAGGTAATTGGAAATTAATTTAAGGAACATCATGATAGACAAATCACTTAACCAAGCCCCAGCTGGACTCGAGAGCCTAGCTCAAGATCAGGAACCGGTAGAGATAGAAATTGTAGACCCCGAGGCGGTTCATATCAAGGCTGGCGATCTTGAAATAGATTTGGAAACAGGCGAGGACGAGGGTTTTGATGATAACTTGGCCGATGATATCAGTGAGGGTGCCCTGGCCACCTTGGCTGGAGATTTAGATAAAAGTATTGACCAAGACAAGAATTCCAGGAAGGACTGGGAGAAAGCCTATACAGAAGGTCTTAAATTGTTGGGCTTACATATAGAAGAAAGAACAGAACCCTGGGACGGCGCGTCAGGAGTCTTTCACCCCATGATCACAGAGGCAGTGGTCAGGTTCCAGTCTGAAATGATCACCGAGACTTTCCCTGCCCAAGGCCCAGTTCGTAGTAAGATCATTGGCAAAGAGACAAACGAGACTCGCGAGATATCGATCAATGTCCAAGATGACATGAACAACGAGTTGACCGAGGTCATGAAAGAGTTTAGGCCAGAACACGAGCGCATGCTTTGGTCCTTACCTGCGACTGGTTCGGCTTTTAAGAAGGTCTACTACGACCCCAATCTAGGCCGTCAAGTCTCCATGTTCATCCCTGCCGAAGATATCATTCTTCCCTACGGGACTACAGATATGGATACTTGCTATCGAGTGACGCACGTCATGAGAAAGACCAAGAACGAGATTGTTAAGCTACAGAACGCCGGATTCTATAGAGACATAGAGCTGCCAGACCCCAGCCGCGCCAGAGAAGACATCCAGATGGCCAAGGATAAAGAGACTGGGTTTAGTGATTTGAATGATGAACGCTACACGCTTTATGAGTGCCACGTTGATCTTGAGTTGGAAGGTTTCGAAGATGTTGATGAGGAGGGTGATGAAACAGGAATTATGGTTCCTTATGTTGTCACCTTAATTAAGGGTACTCATGATATTTTATCCATAAGGAGAAACTGGAATGAAGGCGATAAACTCAATCTCAAGAGACAGCATTTTGTCCACTATCAATACATACCCGGTTTTGGCGCTTACGGGTTCGGATTGTTCCACCTCATTGGCGGGTTTGCTAAATCTGCCACCAGCATCATGCGACAACTCATTGATGCAGGAACTCTATCAAACTTGCCTGGGGGACTCAAGTCCAGGGGCTTGCGCATTAAGGGCGATGATACCCCAATTGCTCCGGGAGAGTTCAGGGATGTAGACGTAGCGTCTGGGAATATCCGCGACTCTATATTACCTTTACCCTACAAAGAACCGAGTCAAGTTCTTTATACACTACTCAATAACATCGTGGACGAAGGCCGTAGGTTTGCTGCTACTGCCGATATGAATGTGTCCGACATGTCTGCCCAGACACCGGTAGGCACCACACTGGCTCTACTTGAGAGACAACTTAAAGTATTGAGTGCTGTGCAAGCTCGCACACACTTTGCCTTAAAGCAAGAGTTAAAACTCTTAAAGAACATCATCAGGGACTATACCGACCCAGACTATACCTACGACCCAGAGTATGGCGGCAGGAAGTCTAAGAAAGCAGACTACGATAAAGTAGACATTATTCCTGTATCTGATCCTAATGCGGCTACTCTTTCACAAAGGGTAGTTCAGTATCAAGCGGTGATCCAGATGGCCCAAATGGCGCCACAGATTTATGATCTTCCACAGTTACACCGATCAATGTTAGATGTTTTAGGAATTAAAAATGCGGACAAACTCGTACCTTTACCAGATGATCAGAAACCTACAGACCCTGTATCTGAGAATCAAGCGGCGCTTAAAGGCAAACCGCTAAAAGCGTTTTTGTTCCAGAATCATCAGGCTCATATTCAAGTCCACCAGTCTATGATGCAAGACCCAATCATCATGGCAATCATTGGACAAAACCCCCAAGCTCAACACATCATGGCAGCTCTTCAGGCGCACATGGGCGAGCATGCTGGATATATGTATCGTCAACAAGTTGAGGAACAACTCGGAATGGCAATGCCACCCGAGGATGAGAAGATGAGTCCCCAACTCGAAACTGCATTGTCTGGGATGCTTGCACAAGCCGCCCAACAAGTTGCCCAACAACACCAGGCACAGGCTGCTCAACAGCAAGCTCAACAGCAAGCGCAAGATCCTGTTTTACAAATGCAACAGCAAGAACTGCAAATTGCACAACAAGAAGTTCAAATCAAAGCTCAAAAGGCCCAGATGGAAGCGCAAATTGCTCAAGCAAAACTACAGCTCGAGCAACAAAAGATTGCTGGCGATCAACAGCTAGGCGCTTACAAAGCCGGTATCGATATGGCCA